AACAGAGACGAGCAAGGAGATGCCCTACAATCAGGTAAGGGTGTATTCGAGATTGCTGGTATCAAGATTTACAAGTCAATGAACATACCATTCTTTGGTAAGTTCGGTACTAAGTATGGTACTGCATCTGCTACTGCTCCTGGCACAACTGATCCTGGTAACACAGGTTCATTCGTTGGCGATGCTATGGGTGACGAGCACAACGTAACTGTAAACGACTACGGACAGGAAGCTAAGTTCAACAATACTTGTGGACTTATATTCCAGAAAGAAGCCGCTGGTGTAGTTGAAGCTATCGGACCTCAAGTTCAAGTAACATCTGGAGATGTATCAGTCATCTACCAAGGAGATGTAATACTCGGACGTTTAGCAATGGGTGCTGACTATCTAAACCCTGCTGCTGCTGTTGAGTTGTTCTGTGGAACAGCTACTAAGCCTGCTGCATTCGGTTAATATACATATGGGGAGTTAACGCTCCCCTTTTTTTATCTAATTTTATGGCTTCCACGACAATTGATACCGAGACCGAACTCTCCGCAGTTAACTCAATACTGGGAGCTATCGGTCAATCCCCAGTAACTTCTTTAGTATTTACTAACCCAGAAATATCCTTCATATATAATTTACTAAGAGATGCTAATGTAGATGTACAGAATGAAGGCTGGCATTTCAACACAGAAAAGCATGTTAAATATACACCTGACTCAACTACAAATAAGATAGCTATAGGTAACGATATCCTAAAGATGGATGTTACTGATGGTTGGGCAGTAAAGCATTATGATGTAGTTAAAAGAGGTGGGTTTCTATATGATAAGTATGATCACACAGATGTATGGGATGATGTTACAGAAATGTATCTAGACATCACACGTCTCTTTACTTATGTAGACTTACCTGAAGTATTCAAAAGATATATAGTATATAAAGCTTCTACTAGAGCTGCTACACAACTAGTAGGTAATCCACAATTAGCTAGATTACTAGCTCAACAAGAGGGCTTAGCTAGAGCTACCTGCTTAGAGTATGAATGTAATCAAGGTAATCATAGTATGTTTAACTTCCCAGAAGATTCATCCTTTACTACCTATCAACCATGGAGAACGCTTAGAAGATGAAACCTAAAGACGATACTATATACCATTTACCTACTGTATCAAATGTAAATGATCCGAATGAACCAATGCCTGTCATTCATGATTCACCAGAAAGAAAAGAGTGGATACATCTATACGGAGATCTTAAGAAAACTAAGAAGAGAACTAAGAAAAAGAGGGTAGGTTAATGGCATCAATTACACAAAGTATACCAAGTTATACAGGTGGTATATCAGAACAACCAGATGAAAGAAAGTTTCCAGGTCAAGTAGTTGATTCAATTAATGCTATACCAGATGCTACTTATGGATTATATAAGAGACCTGGATCAAAGAGAGTAGGTACTTCACCATTAGCTTCTGTAGCTTCTGGTGGGTCTTGGTTCCACTACTATAGAGATGAGACAGAAGGTTCATACATAGGACAAGTACAAACAGATGGTACATTGAATGTCTGGAGATGTTCTGATGGTACTAAGATGACTACAGCTTATGGTACTGGTGGTGAATCAGCTATTAAGACATACTTGTCTGCTTCTAACACAGAAGATGTGCAGTTTCTAACTATCAATGATACTACATTTGTTAACAATAGAGACACAACAGTAGCTACTACTGGTACTACTGATGCAGCATCTGATACTCACTATGCATATGTAGAGATACTTAGAACAGAAAATGGTAGACAGTATTCTCTTAATGCATATAATGGTGAAGGTACCACAAACATTACTAGAGCTACTAGAGTAAAAATAGCATCTGATACTTTAGATGAAGGTGGTGGTACTGGTCCTTGTCCGGGTATAGGTACTCAAGTATTTAGTGTGAATAGCGGTTCTAAAAAAAATCTTATATTCCGTATTACAACTTTAGGTCAACAAGGCCAACTATCAAATATAGATGATAATGATACTGTACCAGCTTCTTGTTACTCTTGCTCCTATAATAGACGTGTAGAATTACTACATGGTGGAGAAGGCTGGGCAATTGGAGATCAGGCAACAGTTACTTTAAATCAAGCTAAAACTAGTTATAACTATACAGTAGAAGTTGATGATATTGAAACTGTACCAGTCAAATCTGATATAAAAGCAGCCCGTCCAAAACCAACACCATTCGATGCTGATACAGCTGTAACTATTGATACTATTATAGGTGGTATAGTTACAGAATTATCAGGTACTGGTATTACATGTACGGTTATCGGTAACGGTATCTACATGACTAAGTCTAGTGCTTTTCAAATAGAAATACTAGATAAAGACTTGATGAGAGTTATGCAGTCTTCTGTTAATGATGTATCTCTTTTACCTAGTCAATGTAAAGATGGTTATTTAGTTAAAGTTGAAAACTCTCAAGAGTCAGATAAAGATGATTACTATCTTAAATTTGAAGGTGAGAATTCTAAAGATGGTTCAGGTGCATGGGTAGAAGTACCCGGTCCAGGTTTAGTCAAAGGCTTTGATAAAGCTACTATGCCTCACGTTATACAACGTACAGCTTCGACTACATTTACTGTTAAACAATTTGATTATCCTGATAGATTAGTAGGAGATGATACAACTAATCCTATTCCATCTTTTGTAGGAGGTAAGATAAATAAAGTTTTATTCTTCCGTAATCGACTGGCATTCTTATCAGGAGAAAATGTTATAACATGCCAACCTGGTACATTAGGTGCTCCAGATTTCTGGGCTAAAACTGCTTTAGCTGTATCTGCTGCTGACCCAATTGATATATCTAGTAGCTCTATGTTCCCATCAGCTTTGTTTGATGGTATAGAAATCAATGCAGGTCTACTAGTGTTCAGTAGTAATCAGCAATTCTTATTATCTTCTGATGATACTATATTAAATCCTGATACTGCTAAACTTAGAAGTGTAGCTACATATAATTATAATACTGATATACCTCCTATATCTATGGGAGTATCAGTAGGTTATGTAGATAACTCTGGTAAGTATAGTCGTTTCAATGAGATGATTAACACTGCTAGAGAAGGAGAACCAACAATAGGAGAGACAAGTAAAATTGTTCCATCTTTACTACCCAAAAATATAGATCTGATAACTAATTCTAGAGAAAACCAATTAGTATTGTTTGGAAAGACTAACTCAGATATAGTATATGGGTTTAAGTATTTCCAGTTAGGAGATAAACGTCAACAAGCATCTTGGTTTAAATGGAAATTAAATAATCCAATTAAATATCATTTCATTATTGATGATGATTATTATTTCTTAGATACAGATAACTTCTTACAGAAGATGAGTATTGTACAAGCTGATGCTGACATTAGTATAGATCAAGATAGCGTAAATTACTTATTACATCTAGATAACTATACAACAGTTGCTAATGGGTCTTATAATTCTACTACTAAAGTAACTACCTTTACTAACCAATCTGATTGGATAGATCAAGTTACATCACCTAATGGTACACTAGTACTTGTTGACAGTAATACTAACTCTACAAGAGTAGGTAGGTATGCAGCATGTACTGTTATTAATAGTGATGATTTTACAGTACCAGGAGATTGGTCTAGTGCTACATTAAATATAGGATACTTATATGAATATAATGTCAAGTTCCCTACAATATATAGTGTTAAGACTGAAGGTAATAGAACAGTAGCAGATGTTAGTGCTTCTTTAATTTTACATAGAATTAATCTTAGCTTTGGTAAAGTTGGTCTATATGAAACTACTTTAACTAGAGTAGATAGAGCTGACTATACTGAAGTATATGAATCTCCAGCATTAAATCAATATAATATATCTGATGCACCTTATGTAGCTGAAGTAGTGAAGACGATACCTGTGTATGAGAAGAATAAGAATGTAGATATAACACTTAAATCTAGTCACCCTGCTCCAACCACATTACACTCAATGTCATGGGAAGGAGACTATTCACCTATGTTCTATCAACGTGTCTAAGTTTGATATACAAAAACTAACAACTGAGGCTGCTTACGAGGTAGCCTCTAATTTACTTCTAGAAGACCGCAGAGAGGTCGAAGAGGGTCACGGGATAGATCCTATAGACATAGCACACTTGGCTCTTCAGAGACCCTCTGCGATATCTTTCACTGCCCCTAACGGCAAGGCTGCCGGAATGGCTGGCATAGAAGATGATGGGATTGTATGGATGTTATGTACTCCAGTAATCCATCAATACCCAATTGCATTTGTTAAAGGAGCTAAGGAATTTATAGATGGTCGATCTATTCATTTCATCCATAACATAGTAGATGCAAGAAACAAAGTCCATTTAAAGTTACTAAAGTTTTTAGGCTTTAAGTTTTTGGAAGAAATTTCCTATGGACCAAACAATTTAACATTTATAAAATTTACACATGGCACTATTAGATAGTATTTTTGGTACACCCAATGCGGATAAGGCTAATGCTCAACAAGCAAACCTAATGCATAACCAATTATCAGCAGGAAATAACCTACATAATAAAGGTACCTCTGGTAAAATAATGAAGGAACTAGCGATAATGAATTATCGTAAAGGTGTTTCTAATCAACGCAGAAAGGTAATACATGCTAGAGGAGCAGCAAATAAAACAGCTGAATCAGCTGCAAGAGTAGGAGCTAGTTTTGCTGGACCAACTGGAGGTCAATCGAGAACAGCTGGTAGAAATCAAAACCTAAAACTATTATCTCAGATAAGTAAAGCTGAGAACTTTCTAAGATACTCTAAAGGTGAGCAAACAGCTATGGCTGAGAATATGGCTCTTAATAAGTTCCGATCCGATAATGCTAGAGGTAATGAAATGATAGGTGTAGGAGTTGGAGCTAAACGTGGTATCACTTATACTAAAGATAACAATGCATTGAAGTTTGCTAAGTTAGCTATTAGTGTAGGTACTGGTAACTTAGGTGGTCTTATACCAGATACTGCTGATGGTGATCAATCAGTATTTCAATTCCTTGGCAATAAAATCGGAGATGTAGGATGAATCAAGCACAATGGGCTTCCCCCGAAATGGGGAAAGCAGAACTAGATCAAATGGATCTAGCTAAAAATAAAGGCTTTACTGATTTAAGTGCTGCTACTGGTGAGGCAATAAAAGAGTCAGTAACAGCTCACAATAAATTAACATCTCAAATTGTTAAAAATATTGATACTGGACAAAAGCAAAGAGAAGAAGAAATAAAATTCTGGACTGAACTTGCACCTAAAGCTACTGCTCATGTTTATGATACAATACAAGGTATCAAAGAATCAAGAGAGTGGATGGGTGAAGTAATTGAAGACAGAGATAAATTAGCAAAGAATCATGAATCGATATCAGAACTAAACGATATCCTATCTAGAAATGCAGGTGAAGTATCTGGTATACATGTTGCATTAGATGATTTTAAAGGTGCTAATGAAGCTGTATCTGGTAGAAATAGATACAAACGAAATCAAACTCTTTTAAATACATACTGGACAAAGATTAGACCTACTATATATGAAGCTGCACAGAATATAGAATTTGAAATAGGTGGTAAAAAGTATACTTTTGCTGGTACTGACGATGTAAATATCAGACGTGAAATTAGAAAAAGAATTGATATAACTATTGCTGCTCATGCATATAGTACTGGTCAGTTTGGTAAGAGAGAAATACTAGATGGTATACTTCTTAAATCTAATGAAGAAAATGATAAGCTAGTAGTTCAAGAATTAGCAGCTAATGCAGAGCAAGAGGCTAAAGAGTACACTGTAAATCAAAATCAAAGTTTTAAAGAAGAAGTAATAGGTGGTAATAAAAGTGCTTTTCTCAGCCGTATAACTACTGAGAGAGATGCTATAAAGACAAAGATGCTTGTCTGGCAAAAAGATAATCCTGAGAAAGATATAAAAGACTATCCTGGTATAAGTGTAACTCAATTTGTAAAAGGAGAGGTTGAAAGTCTAATTAAGTTAGCTAAGATTGGACGAGATGACGGAGGTATATCTCCTCAAGATGCTATAGATCAAATCAAAAATAGTGGTGACTTCTATTGGGCTGATGATACAAAGTATGGTAGTATCTTTGAAGCATATAATGAGCAACATGCAGGCATGGCTAATGGCTGGATAAAAGATCTAGAAGATATACAGACGGCTAATTGGAATGAACAGAAAGGCAAGCTACCAGCAAAAGCAGGTATGATTTCCAATGAGATAAGGAATGATTTAAACAATGCTAAAAATCAACAAGAGTATACACAAATACTAGAACAAGGGAAGGACAAGTATGTAGCAGCTTTAGGAGGAACATGGCAAGATTATGTTGATCAACCTATGAAGAATAGGTTAACTTATAAAGATATTGATATTGATAAAGCTGCAGAGCTGAAGAAATCAATCGTATCTATGTATGAAGCCAAACCTCCTAGACCTGTTAATCCACAATTACTAGAGCAATTACCTCAGTATATGCAGACAGAAATACTTACAAAGTATCAAGATAGAGTTTGGTCTAAGAATGATACCCTTAGAGTTAACCAAGTATTCATGACTGCTAATACTCCATTAGATGATAATATACTTAAAGTTGTATTTGGTCCTAATACTAAAGGAATAGAGTTTGCTAAAGTTCATCTAAGAGATGAGCTTAATATTGAATTAATGGGTTATTATAATGCTCATTTTGATAAGGTAGGGAATCATAAAGATTCTTTGAGATTAGCTTTAGATGAACTGAAGACTAACTGGAAATGGACTGAAAATGCATTAAATCCTAAGTCACCTACTTATAAGAAAGACAAAGAGAGACTCAAAGGAATAGTAAAAGGATTATCTCAAGAAGGAATAGGTTTGAATTTAGAGAATGACACTCAATTCAGACAACGACAAGTTGAGACTGATTCTTATATTGATAATGTTGTAAGTAAAGGTAATCTGACAAGTAATACACTTCTATTTAAAAGTGAAGAACAGCTTGTAGGAGAAACTAATAATGACTTAAGTGCATTAGAAAGATGGATTCATTCAAGAGGTACAGCACCTATACCTGACTACTATAAGAGGCTATCTAAATCAACAGGTATCCCTGTAAGTAGAATAGCTTTATATAGGTCAGAAGCTTTAGGACATAGATTTGTAGGAGATAGTGATGAAGGAGTTGAATCTATGAAAACTAAACTGAAGGAGCTTGGAAAGGTAGTTAACGAAGAACACCCAGCTAATGCAGCTTTAATGAAAGCTACAGATGTAGGTCAAGCTAATCTTGTTCAATTCAGTAAAGAGGTACAAGAAGATGATAAATTTATATCTACACAATACTCTTCTTATGCTTCAAACTTTGCTAAAGATAATGAAGATGTAACAGAGTTTGATTACATGCAGAATGTTGATCAAAATAATTATAAACATGATCAACCTTTAAGTTCAATGCAGCTTAATGATATATCATCCCTTGATGATGCTGGTAAACAAAGCTCTAGATCTTTATTCGGTAAAGGTAAATTCTTTAATATTGGTGCCTTTGGTATTGCTAATGAAACTGAATTTAATCGTATATATGGTCAGTTATATGAGAAAGGTTTAGTTACAGCTGAAGACAAGTTTGATAGAGAAACTCAGATTAAATTCCGTACTCAAGCTTTGATAAATAGAAATGCTAAACTTCAGCAAGTATCAGGAATAGTTCAATCTCCAACTAATTTAACTACAGAAGAGTTAACAGCATGTGGATTAGGTGATCAACTTTATCCTTTAAATGAAGATATATGTAAACTAATACATAATAAATACGTAAACAAATGAACTCAGAATTCGATAAAGACACAAAATTACCATCTTTAACTGAACAGGAACAAGCTTTTGTTGATGGTCTTGATGATAATACACCCACCAGTAGAGATGTTTTACAACAGGTTGAATCTCAAGAAGTACGAGAAAGAGAAGATCCTAGAGAAGCAGAAGGAGGCGGTGGTTTTAGAGGAGTTGTAAAAGAAGTACAATCAGCTTTATCGGGTGGTTTACAAGATACAGCTTCTTCTATAGCTACACTCCCTGAACGAACTGTAGATATGTTCTCTGGTGAAATGCAGAGAGAAAGACAGGAACAGGGATTCTACAGACCTGACTGGTCTCCATTTACAGACTATGAAAACCCTATCATCACTAAAACTTGGTGGGGTTCTCTCTTAAGAGGTACTGTACACTTTGGTAGTATGGCTGCTGGTATCACTGCAGCAGCAGGTGCAGCAGGTATATCAGCTCCAGCATCCTTAACAGGTGTAGCTGGGTATAGCTTACTCAGAGCTGCTGGCATTGGTGCTATGGCTGACATGCTATCAAAGGAAACTGATGGTCATAATGCTCTCGCTATGATGAGAGATAAACATGGCTGGATGGATACTCCATTATCTACAAAAGATACAGATCATCCTATGTGGATGAAGTTTAAGAATATTGTAGAAGGTATGGGTATTGGTCTTGTATTTGACGGTGCTACAATGCTTTTAGGTAGAGGTAGCGGTGCAGTTAGAAATCAGGTTAAGAATAGAAAAGGTAGTATTGAATATCAAACTCTAAAGAAAGGTCTTAGAGAACTAAGAAAGAATGAGTTTGGTGCTAGTAAAAATAAAAACATAGCATCTCCACATCAAGGAGCACATACATCTGAAGTATCTCCAGGTAAAGCTAGAGAGCAACTGAAGAGAACAAGGACAGAATATGACGCTGAAGATGGTTCAACAGGTTCTGTAACAACACCAGTTCAAAGAGAACGTGTTGCAGAAACTGGGGAGATGACAGAAGAAATAGTAGATGGAGTCCTTAGAGGCTTAATGAGTGATCAGAAATTTCAAGGTGAATTAGCTGACATAAGAGCTGGTAGACAAACCCTAATGGATGTTTATGGAGATGCAGTAGCAACCCATCAACGTATGACATTAGGTAGAGAAGCAGCCGAGATGACACCTGAAGATTATCTTAATGAAATGTATAGATCCTCTATTAAGTATGATATAACTGATGATGCTGGTAATGTAGTTGAGACTATTGAAACATGGACTACTAAAAATATAGTAGCTGGTGATTTAGTAGTTGGTTCTCTACTTAAACAGTTGAGAGATAATGGTATTGCTGGTAGAGAATTATCAGATTATGTTAACCTAATAGAAGATGACGGTCCTATGCAGCAGGTATTTGATACCATGATGACTGCTATGACTGAGATAAAAAGAGCTAGGGCATGGTCCTCTGATTCATTTAGAGGTATAGGTGCTGGTAAAATAGGTAGGAAACAAGCTATAGAAGATGCTGTTAGAGCAGATATGAAAGATACTAAGGATGCTATTCTAAGTGTCTTACAGATATCTAAAGATGATAAGAATGATGATCTACTATTAGCTACATTTGAGTTATTCTCTGCTATGAAAACAGTTAATAACTTAGATGACTTCGATGCTTTCTGTAGAAAGATGATCAAAGGTGGTAAATTAGAAGCAGGTGGTCCTGATAGAACTGGTGCTTTACTAAGAGAGATGGAAGGTATGATGGTACATAGTGTACTTAGTGGTCCTAAAACAGCTATGAGAGCTGTTATGGGTACAAGTACAGCTACTTTCTTACGTCCTATGTCTACGGTTATAGGAGCTACATTAAGAGGTGATCAGGCAACTATGAGATCTGGTTTAGCTTCCATGAATGCAATGATCCAAGCTATACCAGAAAGCTTTGAAATCTTTAAAACAAAACTAAACTCCTATTGGAGTGGTGATGTATCTAGTATGAAAACTAGATTCTCTGAATTTACTAAAGGAGATGAAAACTGGGAACTACTAAGACGATGGGCAGAAGATAGTGGTAGAGCTACTAAAGGAGATCAGGCTATGTTTGCTATGGCAAACCAAGCTAGAAACTGGAATAATAATAGCTGGCTAACTTACTCTACAAAACTAATGGCAGCTACTGATGATGCTTTCAGACATATCTTAGGTAGATCTAAGATGAGAGAGAAAGCTGTTAGATCTGCTATGGATGCTCAGAGTAAAGGTTTGGTTTCTGACATAAATCCTGCACTAATTAGTGTATTTGAAGAGGATTTCCATAGGCAAATCTTTGATGCTGATGGTAATATATTAGATGAAGCTACTAAGTATGCAGCTAAAGAAGTAACTCTTACACAAGAACTAACTGGATTCTCTAAAGGATTGAATGATGTATTCACTGCTAACCCATGGGCTAAACCATTCTTCCTATTCGCTAGAACTGGTATTAATGGTTTAGCTTTGACTGCTAAACATACACCTGGATTTAACTTTTTAGTTAAAGAATTCAATGATATAGCTTTTGCTAGTATTGATAATCTCGAGAATGTAGCTGCTTATGGTATCACAAATGCTGCTGAGTTAGCTAATGCTAAGGCATTACAAACAGGTAGATTTGCTATGGGTACATCCTTAGTAGGTTTAGCTAGTTGGTCTTGGATGTCTGGTAATATGTCTGGTAATGGACCAGTAGATAGACAGACAAGACAGTTATGGTTAGATGCTGGATGGAAGCCTAGATCATTAAAGATAGGAGATGTATGGGTCAGTTATGATTCTATAGAACCTTTTAACCAAGCATGGGCTATGATTGCTGATGTAGGTGATGCTAGTATGCTAATGGGTGAAGAGTGGACAGAAGATCAACTTCAAAAAATCTCACTAATTGTTGCTCAAGGTATAGCAAGTAAGTCTTACTTACAAGGTATGCAGATGTGGGTAGATACATTCGGTGGAGCACCTGGAAGTTGGGGTAGAATGGGTAGTTCTTTAATAAACAATACAGTACCTTTATCTAGTTTAAGGAATGAAATGGGTAAAATAGTTACTCCTTATCAACGTGAATTAGGTTCTAGTATAACTGATGCTATAAGAAATAGAAACTTAGCTACTGAAAATATAGCAGCTGATCCTTTACCTATCAAATATGACATATTAAATGGTAAACCTGTAAAAGATTATGACTTCTTAACCAGAGTTGCTAAGTCTTTAATACCTGTAGACTTTAGTTTAGATTATAGTCCTGGTAGACAACTACTAATTAATAGTGGTTTTGACTTAAGATTTTTTACTTATACTGCTCCTGATGGTACAGACCTTTCTGAATCTCCAGAAATTAGATCTATATTCTCAGAAGAATTAGGTAAATTAAATATGGAAGGAGGATTTAATAGAATGGCTAGAAATGATGCTATTCTTGAATCCATCAACCAAATGGATGAGGATAGATCATCTGGATATAGAGGAGACTACGAACCTAGAGACTACTACCATAATATAGAAATACGTTCTTTTGTAGAAGAGAATAAAAAACTAGCATGGGAAAGATGTCTACAAAGGTTAGAAGTACAAGCTCTAGTAGAACAACAAGCTGAAGCTAAACAAGAAAGGCAGTTAAAACAAATAGAAACCACCCCCAGTTTTCAACAACTATTAGCAATGTATAAATAAAAAATGGCAACAACATTCGTCGAATACACTGGGGATGGATCTAATGGTAAGCAATTTTCATTCCCTTCAATACAAGAATCTGATATAAAAGTAGAAGTTGATAAAGTTATAAAAACTACTAGTACTCATTATACTATTAGTAACTATACAACTACTGGTGGTGGTCAGATTGATTTTACTTCAGGCAATATACCCGCAGCTGGAACAGCTATACGGATATTCCGTGATACAGATGTAGATGCTGCTAAAGCTACTTATACAGCTGGAGCAGCTATTAAATCTGGAGATCTAAATAATAACCATAATCAACTTCTTTATGCTCTACAAGAAGAACAGAATCAACCAAGTCAAACTAGAAATATAAATGTTAAAGCAGTTACTACAGCTGTTTTAGACGATGACTCAGTTACTGGAGCTAAGATAGCAGATGATCAAATAGATTCTGAACACTATGCAGCTGATTCTATAGATACTGAACACTACGCTCCAGCGTCTGTAGACACTACAGCTCTAGCAAATAATTCTGTAACCTCTGCTAAGATAGTAGATGGTACTATAGTTAATGCTGATATATCTTCATCTGCAGCAATAGATGCATCTAAGATAGTATCATCAACAAGCTCAGTAGCTGGTACTATGTCATCAGCAGATAAAGCGAAGCTAGATGCTATAGAAGCTAGTGCTACTGCAGATCAAACAGCTGCAGAGATAAGAACTCTTGTAGAGTCAGCCTCAGATAGTAATGTATTTACTGATGCGGATCATAGCAAGTTAAATGCTATAGAAGCTAGTGCTACTGCTGACCAAAGTAACGCTGAGATTAGAGCAGCTGTAGAAGCTGCTACTGATTCAAATGTATTTACAGATGCTGATCATAGTAAGCTGAATGCTATAGAAGCTTCAGCTACAGCGGATCAAACAGCTAGTGATATAAAAACATTATTAGCAGCTTCACCTTTAGATTCCTCTCACTTTGCAGCGAACTCAGTAACAACCTCAGAAATAGCCGATGCTGAACTCACAACGCTTGCTAGTATGCAGTCAGGTACTGCATCTAATTTGGCAAGTGGTACTGCTCTCACCTCGACTACTGCGGAACTTAACCTGTTGGACGGCAAGAGCGTTGTCACAGCAGTTAGCGGAAGTTCTACTGACAACCAGTTACCAACTGCAAAAGCCGTTAACGATCAGATAGTCTCATTATTAAATGATGCTGGTGGTTTCGTACCAATAGCTAATGAGGTATCTTTTCCTAATACTAACCCTGACCCTAATGATGGTGCAGGTACCATTGTGTCTATTGCAGATGCAGGTGGTGTAGTAGTTAATGGGTCTGGTGTAAGTACAACTGGTAGGACATTAGGTGGTTCAACCATAACAATCAATGGTATTGACTCTGCTCTTTACAATACTACTGTAGCAGCTGGTAAAGGAATGCTGGTACAGACAACAAGTACCCTAAATACATATACATACCACAGATTAGTAATAGATGAAGCTGGAGTAGATCAAGCTCAAACAGCTGTCAATAGTTTCAATGAAAGATATCGTGTAGGATCTTCTAACCCTACATCTTCTTTAGATGATGGAGATTTATTCTTCAACACTTCATCTAATAAAATGCTTGTTTATAATACAACAGGTAGTTCATGGGATGAAGTACAGTCTGTAGGTAACTTCTTTATAAATACTATAGCTAGTTACTCAGGTACTGGTGGTAATAGTGCATCATTCAATGGATCAGCTTATAGATTCGTTCTATCAAATGCAGGTACATATGCACATCAACATATTGTTTCTGTCAATGGAGTCATTCAGAAACCTAATAGCGGGACCAGTCAGCCATCAGAGGGATTTGTTATCGATGGTAGCTCTATTCTCTTTTCTGCCGCCCCTGCTAGTGGTGCTGATTACTTTATTGTCACTATTGGAGCAGCGGTAAATATAGGAGCACCTAGTGATAATCAGGTGTCTACTGCTAGTTTACAGAATAGTTCTGTTACAACTGATAAGATAGCTAACGATGCAGTTACAGCTGACAAGCTTGCTAACTCTATTAATACAGAAATAGCAGCTAACACAGCTAAGACTACTAATGCTACTCACTCAGGTGAAGTAACAGGTGCAACTGCTTTAACTATTGCAGCTAATGCAGTTACTGCAGCTAAGATAGCTGCTAATGCTGTTGAAACAAGTAAGATAGCTTCGGGTTATCAATTAGTTACTACAGATGCACAGCAAAACACTCTAGCTGGTACGAATGCAGGAGATAGCTTCACTGGAACAGATGCAAATAATAATACGTTAATTGGTAAAGATGCTGGTACTGCAATAACAACTGCAGATAATAACACAGGAATAGGACGTTATGCCTTAAAAGGTAGTACTACTGGTAGTAATAACGTTGCTGTTGGTACAGATTCATTAGCTTCAAATACAACAGCAGGTAATAATACTGCTCTTGGATATAATACACTTTTTTCAAACACAACTGGAACACAAAACGTAGCAGTAGGTACTAATGCTTTAGATGCGAACACTACAGCAAATAACAACACTGCTGTTGGTAATAACTCATTAACTACAAACACAACTGGTGCAAACAATACAGCTGTTGGTGAACAGTCATTAGAAGTTAATACAACTGGAGCAATGAATACTGCGGTTGGTCAAAAGGCTTTACACGCAAACACGACTGCTTCTAGTAATACTGCTGTAGGTTTAGAGGCTTTAGCAGCAAACACAACAGGACATACTAACACTGCTGTAGGTGCTAATGCATTAGACGCAAATACAACTGCAGCTTATAACGTAGCTGTTGGTACTTCCGCTTTAGGAGCAAATACAACAGGTTCAACTAATACTGCTGTTGGTCATGGTTCATTAGAACTTAATACTACAGGAACTGAAAACGTCGCTGTTGGTAAAGGTTCTTTATATGCAAATACAACTGGTCCATATAACACAGCTGTCGGTAAAGATGCTTTATCAGCAAACACTACTGGTACAAATAATAATGCTGTAGGTGTTGGTGCGTTAGATGCTAATACTACAGGTGGATATAATGTTGCTATTGGTGTAAATGCTTTAGGTGCGAACACTACTGCATCTTATAATACTGCTATGGGTCAGAGTTCGTTATATTCTAATACAACAGGTGCCAATAATACAGCAGTTGGTTATGCTGCATTAAGTTCAAACACAACTGCATCTAATAATACTGCTTTTGGACTTAGTGCATTAGCTGCAAACACTACTGCCAATTATGTAACTGCTGTAGGTATGAACGCTTTAACAGCTAATACAACTGGTGCTAATAATGTTTCAGTGGGCTATCAATCCACAAAGACAAATACCACTGGTCAACAAAACGTAGCA